GCGCATCCACTGCGTCGCTTGTCATCTTGGGTTTGCTGAACCACTCCTTGGAATTGGTGATTGCGTCTTCCTTGATTCTCTTCTCGAATGCGGCAATATTTGCAAGGAACTTCTTGGTAGCTGGAGTCTCAAAACCTTCATTGGGAAACTGGAGCGCGAGGTCATACGTTACCTTGCCAGACTTCTCATCCGTGAAATCCTGAACACCCCACGTCAACATGAGAGGAGTCGATAGATTGAGAACAGTGCTGGTCTTTGCATTGACGATTCCGACACTGCGACCGCCAACGGAGTTCACTTTGGGTTTGGTGTATTTCATATCAGTAGCGGAATTGAAGGAAGCGCCGGGGATAACCATTTCAGAAGACATTGTGATGTGTGTGTTATAAGTAAGACGAAGTTAAACGAACGATGAGACGTGTTGAACGATGATATATATACTCATGATGATTGTTTAAATCAATTTTTTTGGAGACGGGGGAAATTGGAATGCTAAATGCTCGCTTGTTTCAATGCTCCATGCCGGCGGGGCCGGCATTCCGCATCTACACAACCTCGCGCTGGCGCCGCTCAATTATTGTACGATTATTGTAGGATTATTGTAGGATTATTGTAGGATTATTGTAGGATTGAATTGACGTGGAATCGGATATCATTCTCCGTCAATATATACTCTTTACGCTTCGCTGGTCAATTCTTACGGCGGGAATGCCGGGGGTGGGGTGTTTTGTCGAACCGCATTTGAGCAGCGCCAGCGCGAGGTTGTGTAGATGCGGAATGCCGGCTCCGCCGGCATGGAGCATCGGAACAAGCGAGCATCTAGCACCGCTTCTTATTAAATATGGATATAACCTCCTTCACAAGAAGGTCGAATTCCTCACGCTGAGTAACCGACAATGTAAGCGTCTCCTTGAGTTTTAACAGAATATCCTGAAGGCGCGCGCGCTCCTTTTCGATATCGGCCGTCTTCTGCACTTGCACCTTGTACTCATTCGAGAGAATCGTCAGTTTCTTCACCTCATTCGCATAATCGGCCGACTCCTTTTGAATCAAGTACTTATACTTGTTGTAATGATTGATGAAGGCCGTGGCGACATATCCAGAGATATTGTGGGTATTAAAATGAATACCGGTAAGAAGTGTGATCATCTCATCCTTGTATTCATCCTTGACAATCTTCTTATCGACGGTTGACTTCACGGCCTGAATATGTGACGCCAGTTCGCCGAGAGATTTCAGGAACGCCGGTCGCATTTCATCGAGTGTTTGAAGATACTCTGTGTCTGCGATGAGTTTCTTGTAATGTGTCTGAATCGTGGCGTTAAGTTTCTCTGTTTCATCATATAGTTTCTTCATTGTCAGACGTGACGCCTCAAGACGAAGATGTTCATTTTGAAGTGTGACACTAACGCCGTTATAATTATTACGGTTTTCAGTTTCGACCTTATATTGTTCATCGGATGTTTCCTTCATAATAGTCATGATTTTTTCCTGAAACTTGGTAAGTTTTACATTGGTCTTCTTGTTGGTATCAATAATTTCATCAATGACGGTCTGCTTAGTCGCAGATGTGGAGGAGGGTGCGGGTGCGACAACGGGTGCGACAACGGGTGCGACAACGGGTGCGGCAACGGGTGCGGCAACAACTGTTCTCACTGTCGGTGATGCCACGGGTGCAGCGACGGGTGCGGGTGCTACCACGGGTGCGGGTTTCACAGGAAAATAACGACAGTAGACGCGGTCATGATTATCGTTATTGCTTGTCCACAACCATTCGGCCTCACCTGGAATATTCGGACGAGAACTTCCTCCGACTGAACGCCAAACATTACCATCTTGGTTGCGGGTATAACTTACTGCATTCGACCAAGATGAATCATCGAAATTATTGGTATTCCATCCGGGTGCGTTCTTAGTAGAACATTTCCACTCGGATGATTTGGTGACTTTGCCTCCAAACACGCCGATAAATGCGGCCGGACCACCTCTGTCCACTCCATCTACCGCAATAACATCGCCTGGATTGACAACAGGTGAAAAATGATATGTAGTCGTCCAACTTGTCCCGCGTCCAACCTTGTTTCCATTCACGTACAAATCAAATTCATTGTCACATGTCATGTAAATAGACATGGGTGCCGGTGCGACGACGACGGGGGCAGGTGCGGGTGCGGGTGCAGGTGCAGGTGCAGGTGCAGGTGCAGGTGCCGGTGCGACGACAACGAGTGCAGGTGCAGATTTTACAACCGAAACAGGTGCTGGAGCAACTGGTATGGATGGGGGGTGGGATACACTCACGGGTTGTGGTGCAGATACAGTAACTGAAACTGTAGGTTTGTCCTTATCATTGTTCTTGGCCTTGACCGTCGCAGGCGCAGGCGCAGGTGCCGGTTTGTCATGGTCCTTGGTCTTGGCGGGCGCGGGCGCAGGTTGGTCCTTGGTCTTGGCGGGCGCGGGCGCAGGTTGGTCCTTGGCCTTGGCGGGCGCGGGCGCAGGTTTGTCATTGGCCTTGGCCTTGGCGGGCGCAGGCGCAGGTCCGGGCGCGGGAGAAGAAGAACCTTTTTTACGTTTATGTAATAATCGTCGTCCAGAATAAGAAGAAGATTCACTCTCCGCCCCCGTTGTTGCATAAATTTCATCATAAGATGGAATAATTGCATCAAGTTCAGTTTGTTCTGGTTCCTCGTGGTTGGTCAATCCGTCATCGATATACACCTTGGGAACATCCAATATTGTGATACTCGAAACGAACGACGCCGAGAGAAGACAAAACAAAATACACGACGAGAACCTCATGAAATAACCGTTATACAATAATATAACAAAATATCTTTATGTCGTAAAAGATAATATAAACATTTTATCTGTTTATATATATTTACTTGGACGTGACATCCAATGACTACTGCAATTACACCCACCACGTCGACAACACTGAACAATACGAACAGAATTGAAACCCATAAATTGTATATGACGTTACTTCAGTTTAGTTTATACGATAATCCATACAAACATTACTCTCGCAAAATCAAACTGAAGAAGGTACCGCCACTACAGTCGTCATCGTCATCGTCGTCGTTGTCCCATTCGAGTGGACCAGTAGAATACATCATTGTATCATCCTACCCATCTAGTGGGTCTTCGTCGTTACGAACTCCTGATGCGAGTACGAGCGCGAGTACGACCGCGAGTACGACCGCGAATGCGAATGCGAATGCGAGCATAAAACCCCGTAAAAAAATGAAACTAACTACGTCCGGAATATCCGATAAAGATGATTTCGAAACAGAATGCGAACCAGAATTGCCTAAAGGTCAAAAAATCATAGAAGACGAACAAGTATCCAACGTTATTATATTCAAACCTATCGAGCATGAAAAGATGAAAAATATGAAATATAGTTTATCCGAATTGAAGACATTATGTTCACATTATGGTATTAAAAAATCAGGGACAAAGTCCGACCTTTCACAGCGAATATACATGCATCTGAAACAGTCGTATTATATTATGCGGATTCAGCATATTTTTAGACGGTTTATATCTAGAAAGTATCGCACATTATGTGGACCCGGTTATTTACATACGAGTAAGTGTGTAAACGACACCGACTTTTATACATTCGACAAATTGTCTAACATAAAACCTACAGAATTATTTACATATCGCGATAATGACGATAAAATATACGGATTTCATATTGCGTCCATTTTTCATCTCATCATCAGTTCGTACCCAAATATAACGAATCCGTATAATCGAAAAATAATACCGGCCGGTGTTATCAAGAATATGTATGAAAAACTGATTTACGGTTCAATATTAGGATTTCGTGTATCAGTCAAACTAGATGACAATGGCGACGATGACGACGGTGGCAACTGCGGCAACTGCGGCAATGGCAACGGCAACGGCAACGGCAACGGCAATGCCGTGTATAGCACGGGTGGAGGACAATCTCTCGGTAATGGAAGCGCGATACACATCGATAGAACTCTATCTCGAGAGAAACAAGAAGAACTATTCGTCGTTGATTTATTCCAACATATCAACACACTTGGTAATTACTCTGATTCGGAGTGGTTCATTGCATTACAGCGAGTGGACTTTATTCGATTTATTCGAAATCTTCATGATATTTGGTACTACCGCGCGAATTTGTCGCAGGATATGAAAGAGCGAATATGCCCACCGAATGGAAACCCGTTTATGTTGAATAATGCGCATATTAACTTGAATGTTCTGACACTGTTGACCGACCCAGAAATTCGCACGATTTGCGTCTCCGTTATTGATAGAATGGTGCGTCGAGGTGTATCTCGCGAAGACCAATGTTTGGGCGCATTTTACGTCTTGGCTACGCTTACGATAGTCAGTCAGGATGCTAGAAATGCATTACCATGGTTGTATGAGGCAGTCATGTAAACGCGGTAATGCTGTCTACGATATTTGTTGCGCCTGGTCGTGAGATGGGAAATATCACGCGAAAACAACTTAAAAAGACATTACTCATATGTGTATAACCGATAACATGGTCAAGTCTGCTCCTTCTTCTGCCTCCTCTACTCCTGCTCCTACTGCTGTTGCTGCCGCCGCCGTCGCCGCCGCCCCCGCTGCCAAGGCTGCCAAGGCCCCCGCTACTCCCAAGGCCAAGGTTGCCGAGTCAGCACCCGTTGTTGCGGCCGCCCCTGTTGTTGCTGCGGCCGTTGACGGCGCCGAGGGTTCCGCACCCGTTGCCGAGGTTGATGGTTCTGTTTCCACTGCTCTCTACGGCAGCGTTCTGACCAAGCTTCAGAGCGCTCAGGCTCTCCTCGTCTCTATCCGTTCTGAGGTCAATGAGCTTAAGCGCCAACACGCCCGTGAGCTTCGCGCTGCCAACAAGGCCAATAAGCGTCGTAAGACCAACGCTAACCGCGCTCCTTCTGGTTTTGTGAAGCCCACTCTTATCTCCAACGAGTTGGCTGCCTTCTTGGGTCGTCCTGAGGGCAGTGTTCTGGCCCGCACTGAGGTTACTCGCGAGGTGAACGCCTACATCCGTAACCAGAAGTTGCAGGATAAGGACAATGGTCGCAAGATTAACCCTGACGCCAAGCTTCTCAAGCTCCTTAAGTTGAAGAAGGGTGATGAACTCACTTACTTCAACCTCCAGAAGTACATGGCTGCCCACTTTGCCAAGTCCTCGGCTGCCCCTGCTGCTGCTGGTGGCGCTGCTGCTGCTGTCAAGGCCTAAACCTAAACCTAAACCTAAAACGGAAACAAAAACAAAACGAAATAAAATATGAAAATAACAATCTAGCGCACATAGTATAGTGGTAGAACGCCTCCCTTCCAAGGATGAGACTCGGGTTCGATCCCCGATGTGCGTATTTTAGACATTTTCTCATGTAAAACACCAATTTTACATGATATTCATTTCTTACGACCGTCATTCCTTCGCCTCATTTTCTTCTGTAGTATATGCAATTCCTGAAACGACGAAACATTCAGCCCGTATACTTCATTTGCAATGATGTTCGCCTGTTGGTCGGGCGATTCAACACCTGCTCCGAACCCGACACTATATAGAGGCGATGATGATAATGACGAATTACCTGATGATAATGACTTCATAATTGTTTCGTCACTTGGTGATGGTTCGATAAAGATGAAGTCCTCCTTTGTCATGATTTCGACGATTCGTTTTTTCTGGATATTGTCACGATTGAGTACCAAGAGTTGTCTGTAGTATGGGTTTCCACTTATAATGGACGATACATCGAACATTGATTCGTTTGACAAGTAAGTGATTGCACTGCTACTGCTACTGCTACTGCTACTGCTACTGCTACTGCTACTGCTACTGCTACTGCTACTGCTACTGCTAGTTCTTGATGATGACTCTACATACCAATCATAAAACCCGCCCCCACTATTATGATACCTATCCCGTTGTTTCTCTGAAAGCATCTTATATTTTGTCAACTGCTTGAACACTGAATCCGGGGAGTGCGTGACATTTGATGGT